TACGCGATGCTGGAGAAGATTGCCTCGGCAACCGTGGCGAGCATCAACCAGACGCTGAGCAGCAAGGCTGGCGAGGAGAAGAAACTGGCTGCGCTTGCGCTCGTGCGAAGCGAGTGCGCCAAGCGTGGCATCAAGTTGGACGAAGAGGCCATCGGCAACGCCGTTGAAGCCGCCGTCTACCGCGCCAAGTTAGGGGCTTGACAATAGTCTGAATCGTATTCACGCTGGCTGCATGGCGTGTAGCCGCGCCACTTAGGGGGAGGATTATGGAGAGAAGGAAAGGACCTCGCTGCACGCTCTACGAGCCACGGCTTGCGCCAGATGACCTGGAGCAGTTGCGAGCAGCGTTGAAGTCACCAGAAGTATCAACGTCGTCCATCTATCGGTGGCTCGACAAGAAAGGCACAGACATCGGTCTGGATGCCGTGAAGCGGCACCGCAGGCGCGAGTGCCTATGTAGGAGGGAATCATGACGGACTTCAAGGAGTTCAACGAGCAGGACGAGTTAGGCGAACTAAAGGCAGCGCACAATCGCGCGCTGCGGACACTCGCCAAGAAGGACCGACAGACACAGGAACTAGTCGAGGCGGTCTATCGGGCGGCGAAGGATGCTGCGGTCGGCATGAAGATTCCAGCCGTGCCAGCACCTAAGCCGGACAAGCGCAAGGGCAAGCGCGAGGTTGCCATCGTGCAACTGAGCGACTGGCAGTTGGGCAAGAAGAGCGCCGACTACGACATTGACGTGGCGCAGAAGCGCATCGAGCTGCTGGCTCAGAAGGTCAAGCGGGTCGTGGAGATTCAGCGGTTAGACCACCCTGTGGACACCGTGAAGATTCTCTTGACTGGCGACCTCGTGGAGTCAGACGGCAACATCTTCCCAGGGCAAGCCTACGAGGTTGAGGCTGGAGGTCTGTACGTCCAAATCTTCAAGGGAGCGGAGATGCTCGCGCAGTTCGTGCGAGCGATGGCCGCGCTCTTCCCAGAGGTGGAGGTCTACGGCGCCATCGGCAACCACGGCAGACTGGGGCGCTACTCGGACCACTCGCCAGAGAGCAACAGCGACGCGATTCTCTACAACATCGCGCGGCAGCTCGTAGCGACCGAGAAGCGCGTGCAGTGGAAGGAGAGCATGACCCTCGGTGGTCGGCACTGGTACGACACGCTGGAACTGCCAGGCGGCAAGGTCGGCATGATTGTCCACGGCGACCAGTTCAGAGGTGGGCTTGGCATGCCGTGGTACGGCGTCGCAAAGAAGGCGAGCGGCTGGCGCTTGAGCGTCGCGCCGTTCGACTATCTCTGGTTCGGACACTGGCACCAGCCAGCGCGCCTAGTGTTGGCTGACGGCAAAATCACGACGTGGTGCAGCCCGAGCCTTGAGTCCAGCAACCGCTTCGCTCAGGAGGTCGTCGGCGCGTCCGGCGAGCCAGGGCAGTGGCTGATGTTCTTTGACGGAGACGGAGAAGTGTCAGCGGAGTACCTCGTCAGGCTCCGCTAGTGCCATTCCTGTCGGGGCCTCCTGCTCCTACTCCAGACAAATACGGCACCTGCTCCCCTTGCGGGGAGGAGCGTCGGGTCTGGAAGTTTGCCGAGCAGGAGGTCTCCCTGACAGCCGACTATTCAGCGGTCCTGTCCTATGCTATCTGCGCCTCCTGCATTGAGGTCGTGCTGGAGCTGGTTGAGGACGATGACTACGGCGACCTTCGGGACGCCGACCCCCCTGGCTGACCTCCTCCAGCCAGGGGGCTACCCCTCCTGCAACTAGGGGCTTGACAAGCCGTGACGTCACGCCTTACCATCGTGACATCGGGAGGAACCCAGCCAGACGGCAGGGCCGATAAGTAGGAGGAACAGATGAACGGACTAGCAGAGGCAACAAAGGCAAGGACCGAGGCAGCAGCGATTGCGAAGTCAGTCGGCTGGTCGGTCAAGAAATACCGCTCACTGTCACACCGCCGTGGCGTTGCATACGTTGCAGACCTCTACTTGAACAGCAAGAAGGTCGGTTGGGTTGAGTGTCAGGGTATCGGCGACGGAGCCGCTGCGCGATTCCTCAACGACAACCGCAATGCAGAGCGACTCTTCGTTATGTGCGCGCGGACGGCGTTCAAGGGGACAGAGTTTGAGTTCCTCGCAGACGAGTTCTTCGTTGAGGCGGTCTTGGAAGCGAGCGGAAAGTGATGAGAACCCTCATTCTTGATTCACTCGCAGTCGTATCGTTCGTCGCAGCGATGGTGCTGCTCTTGGCACTGGGGAGCATGTCATGAGGCTCAACCGAAAGACGCAGCCACTGGTCTACACGCGAGTGGCAATCCGCACCACGATTCTAGACGAGCAGAAAAGGCGCGTGGAGTTGATGCGATTCATTGCGCAGCTCTGCTTCGCCTTCGCTGGTCTCATCTTCGTAGCGGCGGCAATCGGCTGATGCCTGTCTACGAGTACCGCTGCGGCGACTGCGGTCATCGGGAGGAACACACGCACTCGATTCAGAACGTCTACAACCCGCGCTGCGAGAAGTGCGGCCGCTGGATGCGGATGGTCTATTCACCGGCGACGGTGGTCTACAAGGGCGAAGGCTTCGCCAAGAAGGACAGAAAGAAGGAGGTCAAGTGAAGCACGCATCGTTCTTCAGCGGAGTCGGCGGTCTTGACCTCGGCTTTGAGCGTGCTGGCATTGAGACGGTCAGCGTCAGCGAGATTGACCCATACGCCAACGCAGTGTTGGCAGAGCGATTCCCAGACGCTCCGAATCTGGGAAGCATCACGGAGGTGGACGCTAATGACATCCCAGAAGCAGACATCTGGAGCGGCGGGTTCCCCTGCCAAGACCTCAGCGTCGCTGGCAAGCGAGCTGGATTCGCAGGCAAGCGAAGTTCACTTGCCTTCACCTTCCTCGACCTTGTGGAGCAGCGCCGACCTCGGTGGCTCGTGCTGGAGAACGTCCCTGGGCTATTCAGTTCCAACAAAGGGGCTGACTTCGGAAGGCTTCTCTATGAAATGGAGCAACTCGGGTATGGCGTTTCGTGGCGAACTCTGGACGCTCGCTACTTCGGAGTCGCCCAGCGACGCCGTAGAGTGTTCATTGTCGCAAGTCTTGAATCCGACCGCGCCGGCGAGGTTCTCCTTGAGTGCGAAGGCTGCGAGCGGCATCCTTCGCCGCGCTGGACGCAGAGGCAAGGTGCTGCCAGCGGCGTTAGAGACGGCTCTGGAATCGTTGGCGCACTCCCAGCAGGAGTCCACGGATTCCCAGATGGAGTCCAAGAGTTCCTTCAAGGACACTTCCGCGTCGTCGGAGAGGATGGCAGGACAATCGGTGCGACGGCTGACGCCGACGGAGTGCGAGCGGCTGATGGGCTGGCCAGACGGTTGGACAATCAGCAAGGGGTGGAGGACACGCAAAGGGTAGGCAACTTTGAGATGTACGACTTCCCAGCCGATGCGGTCGCACCCTCAATGAACGCGTTGAGGGCAAGGGACTTGATGGCATACCAGACACGAGCAGACGAGAAGAACGGCAACTTCACCATTGCCGAGGCTGAGGTGGCGAACTCACTCTCAGCTCTCTGGCCTGGCGACACGAGCCATCGCTCGATGACGCTGGTCGCGCCAAGTGAGTCCATCCTGTCCTTCCCATCACGCTTTGGCAGCAACGCCAATGTGACGGAGGGTCAGGCGCAGTCAATGGCACACAGTAGCGGCGCACCGGCAGTCTTCCGCAAGTCAGCGCGAGCGCAGACGAACGAAGACTCAGAGACTTGGGTTGAAGGGCATGTTGCCAACACGCTCAACTCCTTTGACGTTGGCGATGTTCGGACAACCCACGCCATCCTCTCTCCATCGCTTCACGGTAAAGCGATGGGCGGTGGAGGCGACATTGGGCAAGACGAGGCAGTTGCACAAGTCTTTGCCGCATTGGGTGGCAGCAATCAAGTTGCAGACGATGCTCTACTCCCAGTCGGGCTGGACTCACACCGCTACCGATGCTGCGGCAACGGCGTGGTGGCTCCAGTTGCCGAGTGGATTGGCAGGAGAATCGTAGAAGTAGACCGCCGTTGGCGGGAGGAGGGCAAGTGAGCAAGCAGTACGAGTTCGTCAAGGCAGAGCAGCGCAGTCCTGAGTGGTTCGCACTTCGGGCTGACGGCATCACGGCGACCGACGTGTCGGTCATCGCGGGGCTGAATCCGTACAAGACGCCCTACCAACTATGGGCTGAGAAGTTGGGCAAATACACCCCAGACCCAGTTGGACCAGCCGCCGTTCGCGGCATCCTCTTGGAGAACGCAGTGGCTGAGTTCTACGAGATGGAGACTGGCCGCGAGCTGCGCCGCAGCAACGGCATTGTCCGGCTGAAGGAGATGCCGTGGGCAATGGCGTCACTCGACCGCACCATCGTCGGCGAGGAGGGCTTGGTAGAAATCAAGACCAGCACCTCACCGCGCTGGAGCCTGCACCCAGTGCCGCCAGAGGTGGTCGCTCAGGTCCAGTGGCAGATGTTCGTGACGGCAGCGCCGTGGTGCGACATCGCGGTCCTGCTCGGCGGTCTCGTATTCCGCATCGAGCGGGTTGAGGCTGACGTGAACTATCAGACGCAGCTCTACGCGAAGGCAGTGGAGTTCCGCAACGCACTTGCAACAGAGACGCCGCCAACCTTGCAGGGCGAGGACAGCGACGCGCTGGCGCAGGTCGTACCGCAGACCAGCGAGGACTACGCGCAGGCTGACACCTCGCTTGACCGGCTTGCTGGTCTTTACGCGGAGAAGCAGTACGAGTCAAAGTTGCTGGACCAAGAACTCCAGAACCTCGCCATCGGTCTCAAGGAGTCCATCGGCGAGAAGGTCGGCATCGTTGGTCAAGGGTGGTCAGCCACCTGGAAGCAGAACAAGGCGACGGTCAAGACGGACTGGGAGAAAGTTGCAGAGACTCTGCACGCAGTCGCGCCAGACACCTACGCCGAAGCGGTCAAGCGCCTCACCCAAGAGAAAGCAGGCGCACGAGTGTTCAGGTTTAGAACAGAGGAGGCATCGTGAAATACCCAGGAGAGACGATTCAACGTCTTCCCGATTGGCTGAAGCAGAAGCAGCCGAGGTCCGAAGACCTGATTCGGCATAGGAAATACCACCTTTGCGTTGTCTGCGAAGAGCGGCCAGCAGTTGGCACCAATACGGAGATGTTGGTGAGGATTCGGACTTCTGGCGAAGTTGAGGAACTTACTGGAGAGGCAGTGGTCACCAAATGGTGGACATGCCAGAAATGTGAGGAGGGAACAAAGTGAGCAAGGACATCGCAGCAGCACTACTCGCTCCATTCGAGGAGAAGGACTTGAAGCATCGCCCAGGTCGAGCAGGGATGACGTTCACATACGCCGACGTGCGAGCGATTGACGGTCGCTTGGATGACGTCTTTGGCACGATGGGCTGGTCGTTCTCGTGGGAACTGGTTGATGCCGCCAACGCAGTGGTGCGCGGGCGTCTTATCGTTCACCACGAAGGCCAGAGCAAGACAATCGAGGAGGCTGGCTATCCAAACGCCGCAGGGCGCGACGAGGAGCCAATCAAGTCCTCCGTGACGGACAGTCGCCGGAGGGCAGCCGCCGCACTCGGCATCGGTCGGAGCCTCTATTCTCCAGAAAAGGGTATCCAAATGCCACCTAAGGCAGCAGCGCGTCCCTACGAGCCTGTGAGGGCACTCTCCGTTGATTCTAGCGGGGGGTCTGGGACTGCGACGGATGACGCCATCCTCGCAGCAAAGGCTGCAATGCTCTTTGCCGAGAACGTCGGCGGCGAGACGTGCAGCCACGGTGAACTCTGGACGCTCAAGCCAGGTGGCGTGAGTAAGGCAACCAACAAGCCGTACAACCCCTTCTGGGCTGCGTCTCACAAGACGCCTGACGGCGGCTGGTGCAAGGACAAGCCGAGCCGCGAGTTCGTCGCAGCTCGTAGCGGCGAAGCACCGAAGCCGAAGATGGTTCCAGAGGACACCCAGAACCTAGAAGACCTGCCGTTCTAAGCGGCAGAGAAGGAGGAGGACAACATGGCGCTATGGATTAAGTGGTCAGCACAAGCGCACAAGGACGCAATCATCAGCAGCCTGAGCGACATCGAGTTTCGTGCGTTCGTCACGATTCTTGAAGTCGCAAAGGAGATGCGGAAGGGAGGTGAGTTCCGCGACCGGCGGCACCTCGCAACCGTCATCGGGCCGCGCCTCTCAAGGTGCGTTCCCCGACTGGTCGCCGAAGGCTTGCTGACGGAGTCTGGAGAGGGTCTCGTCAGTGTCTCGACCTGGTCTCGATGGCAAGTGGACCCGACGTCGGCGATTCGGCAACAGCGCGCTCGTGCGGAAAAACAGCCTGTGTCACGGTTTAGTCACGCTATAGAGAAGAGAGAGAGCAGAGAGAGAGAAGAGAAGACTCTTACTAAGCGCAGCGGTGTGTTGTCGGTTGGTGAGATTATCGCGAGAGGGGGCAAAGCATGATGAGGAACGGAGCAGCTCCGCACATTGACTTTGCTGACCTTGCCGGAGTTATTGAGAAGAAGCCGACCATCATGCCAAGCAACGTGGACTTTGTTATGGAGCGCAAAGGCTATGTCCTCTACGGCGAGTTCAAGCGACCAGAAGAGAAAATCTCTGAAGGCCAGAGGATTACCCTTGAAGCAATGAGCAGGAAGCGTGAGTTCAAGGTGTTCGTCGCTATTGGCTGGAACGAAGGAACACACCTAGTGGTCAAAGAAATCACGGTGATTCACAACGGAGTCTGGCTTGAGCCTGAGGCATGCGACCTTGAGGGATTCAAGAAGAGGATTCGTGAGTGGTTTGCAGCAGCGGAGGCAGCATGAGGAGCATCGCGCTACTAGGGCCGCAGGGCAGCGGCAAGTCCACCATCGCTGCGCTCTTCGAGGAGCATCGTGGCTACCAGCGGCATGGCATTGCCGACGCCATCAAGCATGTGGCGAACCTTGCATACCGCAATCTCAGCAAAGAGGAGCGGTTCCCAGTGAGCCGCATTGGTGGCGAGGAGATGGTCACCGGCAGGGAGTTGCTCCAGGACATTGGCGCAGCACTCCGCGAGGTGGACACGAAGTTCTGGCTCCGAGTCTGGAGGCAGGACTACTTTGAGATTGAGCGCATGGGCTACGGCGTGGTGGTCGAGGACGTGCGCCTAGACGCTGAGGTGGCGTATCTGAAGCTCGTGGAGCCGAGCATCTTCGTGGTCAGGCTTACCGCCTCGGCAGAGGTCAGGGCGGCTCGTCGCGGTGGTGAACTGCTCGGAGCCGATGACATCACCGAGCGGGGCTGGACAGATGCCTATGCAGACCTCACACTGGACCTCAGCAACCTGTCGCCTGAGGACGCCTACCGCGTCATCACCGACGCAATGCAGGAGGGCTGATGTTCAAGGAGTTGGAGATTCTTGCAGCACAGGCAGGATACCGATTCGCCGAGGCCGTGAAGGACGGCGAGAAGTGGTGCGTCATCCTTGACGACGAGGACGGCGAAATCTCGTTCACCGGCGCAACCGTCCAAGAGGCGGTTGAGAAGGCAATCGAGAACCTCGTGCGAATCCTGAATCGGTTTGACCGATGAGCAGTTGGGACACGGTTGGCGCCATCATTGCGTTCACGCAGCTCATCCTCGCCTTCCTTGTGGCGGCTAGTCTGCCGAAGGTAAGCAGGGCAGGGGCTGGCGCAGCCGCTACTATCTACCTCATCGTGGCAATCGCCTCGGTGGTATGGATTGCAAGGAGCGCAATGTGGCAGCAGTAAAAACGCAGCGAGGTGGACCGAGCAAGGCGCCTGTCTTCGCCGCGACGACGTGCGACGCGTGCAACGGCGCGCTCAACACGCTGAAGGAAGCGTGGCGAGTCAAGAGCATCTTCTGGGTTGGCGAGAAGCGCCGGTCAAAGTTCTCGTGGTTCCATCGGAGCTGCGTCAAGTGAACCGCATCGAGCGAGCCGCTCCGTTCCTTGACGAGAAGGTGGTCGCTGTTCAGGAGGGCGCTGACGCATGGTGCGAGGAGCCAGGCGTTGCTGGCCGCGTGTGGTGCAACCTCAGCCAACGCTACGCCGACGCTATTGCGCCAGAGGGCTGGTTCTTCCTGTACGAAGGCATCGGCAATCGCAAGACCAACCTTGACCTCATAAAGCACGGACTCATGGAAGTCCAGCAGAGCCGCTTCACCCTGAGCGACGGCGGCTCCGCAACGCTGGCGAGACTCGTCTGATGGGTCACTTCAAGGACGAAGCCATCAAGAAGATGATTGACCCAGCCAAGAGCCGACGCGGGAAGAACGCTCG